TGAAATTGAAACCCTTGAGAAGTTGCAGAAGCGTGCTGCTGAAAAAGTAGTTAGCGCTCCAGTATACGGATCAGCCTCTACCTCTGACAAGACTGAGCGTCAGAAATTGGTTAACGAGTACAGCTTTAAGCGTGCTATCGAGCAAGCTACAACTGGCCGTCGTGAGGGTGTTGAATTTGAAATGCACAAAGAGGCGGCTAACGAATTCCAGCGTGCTGGTGTTTCTGTAAGCGCTCACAGCGTTTTGATTCCATCTGACGCTTTCAAGCGTGACATGACTGCTACTGGCGGTAGTGGTGGTGACCAAGGTGGTGTTAACATCCAAACAAATGTGGGTGGTATCATCGACGTTTTATTGCCAAACACTGTATTAGGTGGATTAGGTGTAACTCGTTTTGACAACCTTACTGGTAACTTAGATCTTCCAAAAGCAAACACTCAACCTGCTGCTGGATGGAACACAGAAAATGGTACTGCTGCTGAGAAATCTCCTACATTCGGTAAAGTTAGCTTTTCGCCAAAGCGTTTGGCTGCTTTCATCCAAGTTTCTAACCAGTTGTTACGTCAGTCTTCTAATAGCATTGATGCTTACGTTCGTAACTATTTGGCTCAAGCAATGGCGCAAGAGTTGGAAAAGGCTGCTATCAAAGGTGGTGGAACTAACGAGCCTACCGGTATCATCGGTAACGCTGATGTTAATGTTATTTACGCTGGTGGAGCTGCTTCTAACGCTACTAATGCTAATGGTGCAGCAGTAGTATGGGCTGACGTTGTAAACGCAATGAAGGCTGTAGAATCTGCTAACGCTATGGGTCAGGCTTACTTAACTAACCCATTGGTTAAGGCTGCTTTACAAACCACTGCTCGTCAAGCATCTGGTGTTGAAGGTAACTTTATCCTTCAGTCTGGTGCTGGTGAGTTAAACGGTTACCCAATGGCTGTTACCACTAACGTACCAAGTAACTTGGCTAAAGGTGCTGCTTCTGATTTGTCAGCAATGATTTTCGGAGATTTCAGCAAGTTGGCTATCGCTTCTTGGGGTGGAATGGAACTTACTGTTGATCCTTTCAGCGGAGCTACTGCTGGTTTGACCAACATGGTATTGAACGCTTACATGGATGTTAATTTGTTACAGCCTGCTTCATTTGCAGTTTGTAAGGACATCGATGCCTAAATAAACCTACACGGAGGTTAACCGTGTGCCTTGGGTCGCTTGATTGACGGCCCAAGGGTCTAATTATGAAAGTGAAATTTGTTAAATTTCCCATAGCATTAAACCTTGCGTATAATGTTGGGGACATAGCAGAATTAGAACAGAAACAGGCTGAATTGCTTATTTCTGAAGGATATGCAGAAGAAGTAAAAGCTCCTGCAAAAAAAAAGGTTAAGCCAATCAACCCAGAAGAAGGCGATTAATGATAACGGGCAAAAAAATAGTATCTCGCACTAATGCAGACACCGACTACATATCTGTAGCAACGGCTAAGGAGCATTTGCGTGTTACTACAACCGCAGACGATACATATATAAGTTCGCTTATCAGTGCTGCTTTGGATGTATGCAGTCATTACGTTGGCTATGAGTTGCGTGAGTCAGTTTGTAAATACGGATTTACAGAATTGGTTGGACAACCGGCAACCGTAAACCCATTGAATGGTGCGCCATTGCTTATGGGTAATTATTTGCGTATTCCTGCAAAAGTAATCAGTTTAGATTTATTGCAGTATTCGGATCAAGATAATACATTGCAGACGTTCACTGATTATATCACTGAGCCATTGCAACTATCTAATTTTGGGTTGGATGTGTATTTGAACAGCCTTCCAACGTCATTAACGGATGCTGAAACAAAATACATAGCAACTGTAACTGAAGGTTTTACACCCACAGATTTCAGCGCATCATTAAAAATTGCTTGTTTGTTTTTGGTTGCTCAATATTATGATAACCGCCAAAATATAATTGTTGGCGCAAGCGTAATGGAGATGCCTAAAGGCACAGAGTTTTTACTAGATAAATATAAATTAAGCACATTTGCATAATGAATGCAGGCCGATTTGATACGCTAATTGAGCTGTGGAATTACACAGTTGAAACCAACTCATATGGTGAGCCAGTAAAGTCATGGGCTAAATATAAGGATGTATGGGCGCGAATTGAGTATAAGGTTGGTAGAGAGCAGATTGATGCAAATCAGTTGCAACACAAACAATCTTGTAATATTACTGTTCGTTTTGATCCATTAATATCTGTATTTAATGAGATTCGCCATGATAGTAGTATATTCAAGGTTGTATCAATTCAGACGTTGGGCCGCAACGAATATTTAATATTAAATTGTGACCAAAGCAATTAGTGATAAAGAATTAAGAGCGTTGCTCAAAAAATTGAACAGAGCAGCTTTAAAGCCAGATGAGATACGTCATGCGCTTGAAATTTCTGCTGCTCCTTTGGTTAATCAATTAAGATTGAGAGCGCCAATGGAAATAATCAGAAAGGATATTGGGATAATTAGCCAGCCAATAAAATATCCGCGATCAATAATGGTTGGTTTACGTTATACGGAAGGAGCAAAAAGCAATTTAGCATATGCTTTTGAGTATGGTACTGTAGATAGATACACGAAGGCTAAACAATTTCGTGGTAAGTTACAACCCGGCCCTTGGTTTAGACCAACAGTCGATAGTATGCGTAGTCAAATTGTAACCAACATGAAAAATGAAATGACTAAAATTGTACAAAATAAACTAAATAAATAAAACAATGGCAACAACTGGATTAGTAAACGGTACGTTGGTAGCTTTATACAAGGATGTATCTGGCACGCTAACAAAGGTAGCTAACTTAACAAGCACTGATTTTGAATTAAGCAAAGATACTATCGATGCTACTAACAAAGACGGTGGTAGCTACAAAGAATTTTTAGTAGGTCTTAGCGGATGGACTATGAACGCAGAAGGTATCTTTGAAGAAGATGGTGGCGTAACTGGTATTTCTGCTAAAGATTTATTGGATGACATCATTGCAGGTGATGCTGTAACGGTAGTAATGACATCAAATGTAACTGGAGATTTGAAATTATCTGGATCAGCAGTTATTACATCTTTTGCTTGGAATGCTCCAGTAAACGATGTATCAACTTTTTCTGTATCTTTGCAAGGCTCAGGTGCTCTTACAGTAGCGACTGTATAAACCTACTTGCTTTTGGTTTTCCATGCAAATTGCCCGGTATCTGTATATCGGGCTTTTTGTTTATATTTGCCAAATGGAAATAGTAATAAATAACCAAACGTACCCATTATTTTTTAGTATGCTCACTCTTGAGCAAGTGATGGCAGCCAATAAAATGGTTGATTTTGATTCATTGCAAGAAAGTCAAAACGTTTCTGAATCAATGAAATTTGCTCGTGACTGCGCATTTTACGGTATTGCATCAGGCATGAAAAAGATTGGGAAGAAAAGCCCGTTTCATTCAAGCGAAGAGATTGCAGAGGCAATTGAAAGTTTTGAAGATTTGCAACCAGCTATTACAGCGTTTACGGAAAGCGTTACCGGTTTTTTTCAACAGAAGGAAGCCAAGAAAAACAAGTAGAGGCTTCCAAGCCATTAACGTGGCTTCAAATTAAACGCATTGCATATGGCCAATTGGGGTTTACTCCCGATGATATGGCTATCTACCAACCCGAATATTTTAGGATTAAATTAGAAGGCATCAGAGAGGCTCAAACCCAAGAGTTTAGAAATGATTGGGAGCGTACTCGATGGCTTGCTACAGCAATACTTTCGCCACACGCCAAGAAAGGTAAAGGCATCAAACCTACAGACTTAATTAAGTTTGATTGGGAGAAGCCAGAGATGAATGTGGTTGAAATTGTAACTAAGTATAAAGATGTTTTTGATAAATTGCGACCATGAAGGCAATTAAGGCCATTTATACATTGCTTACTCAATCTGCTGAGGTTACTGCAACAGTATATCCAACTCGCATATTAGAAGGCGCTTCACTGCCAGCAGTAGTGCTAACGCAGATTAGCCGTGTGGCTAATGATACCAAAAAGGAATATAGTAAATCTGATATATCACGCATACAAATTGATTGCGTAGGCAATACGCCTACAGAGGCGTTTGATTTGGCAGAAGCTGTAAGAACAGCAATGAGTGCTGAATTGCCAATTATATATCAAGGTGTATTAGTTCAAAACATAGCATTTGATGATGAGCAAATAATAATGGATGATACATTTAGCACACAAGGTGCTACAATGGTAGCCCAAGATTATTTGGTTATGTATGCTAACGCCACATTTAGCACAGGCTCTTTGCTAACAGAACAAGGCGATTTTCTTTTACTTGAGTCAGGTGACGAAATTCTATTATAATGTTAGGAGATTTATTTGTAGTATTTAAAGCGAAGATTGCAGGGTTTATTAATAATGTCAAGCAAATGCTTGGTATTACCCAAGGTGCAACGCAAAAAATTAATGCTTCTGCTAAAGAGATGGAAGGAGCATTAAATAGTGCTTTTTCTGGTCAATTAAGAAATAACATTACGAATCTTTCGGAAAATATTTCACGAACGCGCGAAAATATAGTCAATCTGAAGGATGAGTTAAAATTTTTAATTAGCGAACAAAAAAATCAAAAACAAGGTACTCAAGCGTTTAAAGACACAGCCAAGGAAATAAACAATGTAAAAAAGGAATTATTTAAAGCACAGCAACAATTAGCTGCATATAATATTGAGGCTCGTGATCAAAAGAAAGCCCTTGCTGATAGCAGATTAGCTGCAGAAGATTACAGTTCTGTGATGGAGGCTACCAGTAGGGCGGTAACAGCAGCAAGTCAAGCATTATTATTGATTGGTAATGAAAATGAAAATTTAAAACCATTATTAAGAGGTGTTAGTCTTGCAATGGCAGGAGTTAATGCTGTTATTGCTGTTCAAAATTTACGATTAAGAGAAAATGCTGTATTTGCTAAAGTAGCGGCTGGAGCGCAAAATATATTAAGATCAGCATTTGTTGGAGCTACTGGAGCTGCTACTGCTTTAAAAACTGTTTTAGCTTCCATGGGTATTGGCGCTGCCATTCTAATTATTGGCGAATTAATTTCTAAAATTATGGAAATTAGTGAGGCAACATCAGAAGCAGAAGAAACTCAAAAGAAATTTAACGAGGAATATGCAAAGTTTGGGGGTAAGGAATTATCAAGAGTGCGATTATTAATTAATCAAGTTCAGAATTTAACATTATCACTAAATACAAGAAAAAAATCATTAAAAGAATTACAAGATATATTCCCGGCATATTTTAAAAATCTTGATGATGAAAAAATACTTAGCGGAGCTGTTCGTATAGAAACAAATAAATTAACGACTGCTATATTAAAAAATGCTAAGGCAAAAGCCTTACAAAATAGATTAACCGAAGCAGCGGAAGAAACCTTAATCGTCACACAAAAATCAGCCAAAGCATTAACTGAGTTAAATCAAACAACTAAGGAGTACGAGGAAAATGCGAGCAATGGTGCGGATGTATCGACTTTTTATACATCTAAAATAAATAGATTACGCAATGAAGTTACTGAAGCTGCTAAAAGGCTTGGTGAGTTAAACGCACAAAGCAAAAAGTATTCCGAAGAAATAGATAGAATTAACGCACAGACTGATCCGGTTATAGGGGCAAGTGAAGAACAAGTAAAAAAAGAAAAAGAAGTCAGAGGGAAGATTGCCAAAGTTGTTAAAGAATCCTATAAGGCACAACAGGATGCGGAAATTGCGGATGCTAAAATAAAAGAACAACAAGCACTTACTCTTGCTACCACTGAAGAGAAAAGAGCGCAAATAATAAATGCTACGGAGCAAGAAATAATTAAGATTAAAGAAAAGTACGCACCTAAACTACCTCAAATTGATGCTAAGTCGCAAGCCGAAGCATTGGCTCAATATAAGCAGTTTGAATTAGACAAAATCAACGCACAAATAGAAGCTGATAAACGTTCAAAGGTTGCCAGAGATAAAGATACCGATGCATTAGTAAAAGCGGAAGAAGATAAAAACCAAATCCAAAAAGATTCTTTAGAAGGAAGGCTTCAGTTCAATCAAGAAGAGTTAGATAGAAACACTGGATTATTGGCTGCTGAATATAACAACACTAATTTAACGTATGAACAATATCAAGAAAGATTAAATGCAACTTTAATCCTATATTTAAATAAAAGAAAGGAAATATTAAAGGAAGCTGGGAAAGATACTTTAGAGATTGAAAAGCAGATTGCAGATTTAAGTGGAAAAACATTTGAAAAAAGTGAAGCAAAAAAACAAAAAATATTAGAAGATTCTACCAGACAAATACAAGTATCATATCAAAAATTATTTTCTGATTTAGCTGAAACATTTGGAAATGCTTTATCTGCTGTAGCTACAAACGAAAATCCAATAGAAACATTCTTAAACGGTATACTAAGTAGTGTTGCAAGTTTTATGGATGCTTTTGGTAAAGCCATTATAGCAGTAGGTGTGGCAACAGTAAAATTTAATGCTTCATTAACATCATTACAAGGGCCAGCTGCCATTGCTGCTGGTATTGCGCTGATTGCAGCAGCCGGTGTTGCGAGAAATCTTGCAAGCAAAGGGCCAACTGCCTTTGCAGATGGAGGTATTGTATCAGGGCCAACTTTAGGTTTAATCGGGGAATATCCCGGAGCGGCCAGTAACCCAGAGGTAATTGCTCCATTAGATAAATTAAAATCATTAATCGGGGATCTGGGGATTCTGGAGGGTTTATTGCAGAAACAAGAATTAGCGGTAGAGATTTAGCCGTAGTATTAAATAGATATAATAAAGATAACGCTCGTGGGTAAATTATACACATCAACATTAGTCAGCATTAATCAAGTAACATATACTGTTGAAATATGGGATAATGCTACCACTCCAACAGTCAAAACATTATTAATGGTTGGCCAAGGATTTAAAATTGATCGTGATGGAGAAGGAGATAAAACATTTGAAAATCCGGTAAGAGGTAGTAGAGCAACAGCATCATTTAGCATTACTGATGCATTGGATATAGAGTTTTTTCAAAACATGGGGGTTGCGGATGAAGGCGTATACCACATGGTTATAAAGAAGGATTCTGATTTATATTGGGTTGGTAAAATATTAGCTGATCAAAATCAATGGAGAAGAACACCAGATGGTGTATTTACTATGGATGTTGTTTCAGTAGATGCATTAAAGTTATTGGACAATTATGAAATAGATGCTAATTGGTTTGATTCTGATGGTAGAATATTAATTTCTAAGTTAATATATGAGATATTGAATGTGGTTGGAATGACAGATTATTGGGATTTGTCGGGTGCTACAAACAACTTTTTTGCAGATGCATTAAATGTATACGAAACGAGTTTAGCTTCATTTACTACAGAGCGTATAGGTAAACAAAAAATTAGTGTTAATGCATTTTTTAAGGAGTTTAATACATATACAAGCTATGGTATTAGATACAATGTTTACAAAGGCTTTTTATTAAATTGCAAAGAAGCCTTAGAAAAAATATTGCTGAATTTTAACGCAAGAATGATTTTAGAGGATGGAATGTATTGGATATACAATCCATTGTCATATGCTAATTATACAGCCATTTCTTATAATAAATATGATACAAGCGGAGATGTTTACCAATTAGGGCAAACATTTAATCATGCTTTATCAATATCTACACAAAATACTATTCGCCCAAAATGGTCAGAATTTCCAGTTATAACACATCAACCAGCAGATAAAGAAATCAAAGTAACACATCAAAAATTTGCCAGTAAAACAAACGCAAGATTTTTTAATAGTGCTTCAACCGGAACAATGACTGTTGGCCCATTAAGAACTAATGATGTAAACGAGGTAATTAGCGAAGGAACTATAACTATTAATGTACCAAATCAATCGCTTTATGCTCAGTATGACAATATTGGAGTTCGTTTAAAAGCAAGAACATATAGTTATGATGGGGCAGTATACAAAACATTTGATCACGAAGATAAAGAATGGAAAGTAGCTGGCGGTAAGCCCGGTTGGACTGAAAAAACAATGAATTTGCCTTTATATTATTCTCGTGGTTTAATTAGGCAATTCTATCCTTATAATTATCAATATAATTATTCAGTAGGTGCTGATTACATATACACTGAATTTGAAATTGAAATGTTGTTGTTAAAATTAGGTTCACCTACAAGAACACAGCCAATTAATTTTTCTGGTATGCAAAGATTATATCAAAAATCTGAATTACCGTATGAGCAATTATTCACCAATTCCAATAATACAAGCGCATCTCAAGTAAATACATATGATTTGGTTTTTTATGATGGATATGGCATAGATGCCCATGGCACTATATTGGTAGATAATAATGCAGGAGATTATGTAATACCAACCGCATGGAGTGCATTCCCTACGGCCACACATACATATATTGACGATATTATTGGAGTAAATGGTTATAGTAATATGGCTTTATATAGCAATGCTGTAAAAACTATATCAGGGGAATGGTATGATGGCGGTAATTACCATGTAATGAAATCATTAGAGTTTGATGAAAGTATTTGGATATGGCAAGGTGGAACATTTTTTGCTCAATCGGAAGTGTTTGCAGGAGAATGGCTGAGAGTAGCAAGTTCGTTTGGTTTAGTTGTGGTTGGAGATGAAGGAGAGGATCAAAACGGATTTGATAATGACCAATTCAGCTCTGGATTAGTTGCATTAAATGATAGAGTTAATTTGCTCTATGAGCAAGATTTAAATCTAAGTGAATTTTTTCAATACAATCTATTATTTTCTACAGATTTCGACCAAACCGTAACGCCAACTGAGAATACCATATACAATGTTGGTATTAAATATGACGCAGGTACAGAAGATTTATCTTGGGTAACCCAAGAACTTGGAAAAGTACAATCCTTAACTGGTGGAACGCACGACTTGGATGATACTTGTGAGTTGGTTGTATGTGATACAACTGCTGAAAGTGTTATCGTTAATCTGCCTGATCCTGCAACGGTAAAGGGATTGAAATTCATATTTAAGAAAATAGCATCATCGCATAGTGTGGAGATAAATGGCACGATAGATACTCTACCAATGTACTCGTTTAATAGCTCGTTTGAATCGGTGACTATTATGAGCGATGGAACTCAGTATTACGCTGTTGGTAGATATCACGGCTAAATTGTAACAATACAAATATTAGTCTGTGTTAAATTCGCCACATGGCTAATCAAAAAATTAGTGAATTATCAGCGATTACCGTTATTGACGATACCGACGTATTGCCAATAGTTGACGGTAGTGCGTTGCAGACTAAAAAAATTACAATTGCTCAAATAAAAAGTGAAGCACCGGTACAATCTGTTAATGGCAGTACTGGAGCTGTAACTGTTCAACCCACTTTAGTTTCGGGAACGAATATAAAAACCATCAATTCACAATCATTGCTTGGAAGCGGTGACATTACTATTTCGGGTGGAACTACCGATTGG